TTGTAGAAAACTCTAAGAAAGATTTTGCATTAGTAAATGAAGAAAAAATTTTCTTTAAAAGATTACCAAGTGATTTTACTGGTACTCTTGAAATAGAAAATGGTTATATTGTAGAAAATAAAGAAATATTGGACAAGGTCGAAAAAGAATACCTAGAAAATTTTCTAAGACCATTTAAAGAAGAAGTAAAGGAAATAACAAAAATAAGAAAGGCATTTAGTTTTCAAAATGAAATGCTACATATTGGCTTAAAAGACATCGGATCCTATGACATAATACTGCCTGAATTTAAAAAAGGAACTATGTATAAGGGTATGGAATTATACGAAGCTTATACTTTACAAGAACTAGGACTTTTTAAGGAGGGAACAAATGAATAGAGTAACACTAATCGGTAGAATTACTAAGGATATAGAGTTAAGATACACATCTAATGGTGTAGCATTTACCTCTATACAGGTAGCCATAAATAATGGTAAGGATAAAGAAGGTAATGATAGACCAGCAGATTTTGTGAGTGTTAGAGTGTGGGATAAAATGGCTGAGAACTTAGAGAAATATCAAGGTAAAGGTAGCAAGATACTAGTTGAGGGTCCTATAAAGAATGATAGTTACACGGCTGATGATGGAACGGTTAAATATGTTACTTATGTGAGAGCAACAAAAATAATGTTCTTGGATAGTGCAAGTAGTAGAAAAAATACTGCTGAAATGACTTATACTTCTCCGAGCAATGATTTAAGTCCTGCTGATTTTGAACAACCGGAACAAATGGATTTTATGAAAACGTTCGACCTAAACGATATACCTTTCTAACTAGTAAGGGGGTTAAGGTTGTTTAAGAAAGGGAGACAAATAAATGAAGAATTTAGTTAAGGGGTTTAGAAACACTCGCAATAAAATAGATAAATATTTTGAAAAGAAAGTTAGAAACATTAGGTATGAAACTAGATATAAAAATGCTTTAAAAAAGATAGAAGAATTAGAACAGGAAATAAGAGAGGCAAAGAAAAAACTTGATAAGGATAAAAACCTAAAAGAAATTGAAAATCTAAGGGGACAAGTTATAAGACTTAAAAACGTTAATTCTAATCTAAGTAGAGATGTTAGAACTTTAGAAGAAAGGTTAAGGGGTGTAAATGAATAATAAAGAGGTTGCATTATTAACAATGTTTGCATTACTTGCTTGTATATTCTTTGTTACAAGTGTAATATACATAATATTCGCAAGTGAACTTGTTGGTCAGATACCGTCAGACAATGGAAAAGTAATTATTGAAAAAGAATAAAAGGAAGGAAATAAAAATGAAAGAATTAATTAAAATAGAAATGAATGATAATCAAGAACCAATAGTAGGGGGAAGAGAATTACACGAGGCTTTGGGTATAGAAACACCATACAAGAAGTGGTTTGATAGAATGTGCGAATACGGATTTATCGAAAATCAGGACTATTGTACAGTTGGACAAAAATGTCCAATCGCAAATGGGGGATATCAAGAAGTAATTAATCACGCAATTAAACTTGATATGGCTAAGGAAATAGCAATGATACAGAGAAACGAAAAAGGCAAGGAAGTTAGACATTATTTCATTCAAGTAGAAAAAGAGTATAACAGTCCTGAAAGGATAATGGCTAGGGCTCTTAGAGTAGCAAATGAAGAATTAAAGAAATTAACAATTGATGTTAATAAGTTGCAACTAGAAATAAAAGAGCAAAAACCAAAAGTAATATTTGCGGATGCCGTTGATACATCACGCACTAGTATCTTAATCGGTGATCTAGCGAAGCTAATTCAACAAAATGGTTTCGCCATAGGTCAGAATAGACTATTTGAATGGTTAAGAGATAATAATTACTTAATTAAGAGTGGTGAACGTAGAAATATGCCAACACAAAAGTCTATGGAATTGGGATTATTTGAAGTAAAGGAAAGAAGTGTAATTAATCCTAATGGAAGTAATAGACTCACAAGGACTACAAAGGTAACGGGTAAGGGACAAATATATTTTATTAATAAATTTATTACTGCTTAATGGGGAAAAATTTAAAACTGTACATTGATTATGATTTTCCTAACTGGAATGAATACATCAATTTAGAAAGAAAGAACAAGTACGCCGCTAACCGGTTAAAACAAAAAGAAAAGAAAATAGTTGAGTGTTATGCAGATAATCAAAGGTATGACGGTAAGTATCCTATTGAAATTGTATTTAAGGTGCATTTCAAGAACCGTAGAAAGGATTTGGATAATACGAGAATAAAGGGTTTATTAGATGGTTTAGTGGCGTGCAAGTTTATTGATAATGACAATCTTAATTGTATACAGAGAATAGTCCTTGAACCTGTCTTTGATAGTAACAAGGGGATTGAGGTAGAGATAAAGGAGATAGAAAATGAAATTTGAAATGAATAATAGAACTTGGGAGATTAAAGAACTATCCCAAGAGGAAATTAGAAAACATATTGTAGATTATAAATATGATGGGCAACCACAAGAGGTTAGATATTGTGGGCAAACTTATTTCACTGAACAAACAATTTATCTTGATAAGGATTTACACCCAGAAGAAAAAATGCATACTTTAATACACGAATTAGCTCATTGTTATATTGGGAGTTTTATAACTAATCAAGACGACAAAAGTTACTCCGAAGAAGATGTGGTGGATATAGTTAGTAATTCATATTTTGTCATTTTAGAAATTGTTATTGAATATTTGATGGAAAAAGGAAGAAAGAAGAATAATGGATAAAGAAATGTTAGATATACTCAATGTTTTATCAAAGAAACCAACAACTGAATTAGCATTACAAATTATGGAATTATCTGGTGAAAATTTAATTTTAGAACAACAATGCAAAAAGCAAAAAGAAGTGATTGATAAGGCAATAGAATATATTTCTAATAAAAAAGCAATTATTAATACTGATGTAATAAGAATTTTTGATTTATTTGAAATTGATGAACAAGGTTATACAAATGAATTACTAGATATTCTAAAAGAGGTGAAAAAATGAAAGATATAGACAATGTAGTATTTACTGACGAAATACTAGAAAAATACAAGGATGATAGCAAAATGATAACCGAACTTTGTAAAAAATTAGATGAGAATAAAAAAGTTCAGGAAGAATATGAGAAGTTTTTAAAAGGAGAAGAGAAGTTACTCCACGCTTATGAAAAAATAAAACAAGAAAGTGAGCAACTAAAAGACAATTGGAATAAGTTAAAAGAGTGGGTTAATAAACATTATGATTATTATACAAATCAAAATGATTATATTGGTGGAAGATTATGTTTTACTGATATGAAAGATAAAATGCAAGAATTAGAACAAGGAAGTTATGAGGAAGATTATGAAATTTTAAAAAGAAGATTGTCTGATTTGAAAAGTAAATTTAGAGAAATAGAAGAACAAGAACGAGGATTATTAGCACTAGAACCTAAAATAAAAAATCTACTAGAACAATATCAAGAGGTAGAGATAGAGGAGAATAAGTAATGTTAAAGATTAAAGATAATGTAGATTTAAAAGAGCTGGAAAAATTTGGATTTTATAAGCCTAAAAAAGGAGTATATAAAGATTATGTATTATTAACAAATAATGGACCTCGTGATAGTTCTCATTTATCTATATGTGATTATGATGGAAAACAAAGAAATATCAAGTTAATACAATACGCCTATGATTATAAATTAGGAATAGATACTATTTATGATTTAATACAAGCCAATTTAGTAGAGAAAGTAGAGGAGTGATAGTAATGAATAAAGAGATAGTTATATATAGACATAAAACAAATAAAGATATTTATCTAATAAGAAATTGGATAAATGCTGGTGGAGGTCCTAATACTGATTGGTTTAAGGCAACAAAGGATATATATGAAGCAATAGAAAATTCAAAAAGAAGTAATAACAGAACAATAGAAAAAGCATATAACAGCAGGCCATATCCTAATGAATTAAAAGCGAAGATTACAGTAGATAAAGAATTTGAATTTGATGGCTACAAAGGAATTTTGGAAAAAGAATTGGTATTTAAAGTGTCAGATTTTGAAAAAATCACTTTGGTAATAAAAGAAGATTTGGCAGAAAAAGATTAAAAAATATTGAGAAAAAATGGAATTATTAGTTAGAAAGGAATGATAAGAATGGAATTATGGGTGCGTTCTCAGGACAAAAAACGTTTAATAAGCGTAACTAATTTATATATACCTATATCAAGATATGGAAAAGATTTTAAAAGGGGTGTAATATGTACGAAGACTATCATTTACTATACAAAAAGCACAGGGATGCCGAAAGAAGATACAATGAAGCATTAGAGGAGAAAAGCAAACTTATATTAGCGGTAATGCCAAAGGCAACTGAGTACAAAGAGGTAATGTCACAAGGTGGACATTCCTCTCCTGATACTCATATATTGGACTATACGGAGAGAATAGGCGGGGTAGACGCACTAATTAATCAGAGTAGGAATACTCGTGATATGTTAGCTTATGAGTTGAACAAAATGGAAAATGCAATGCGTGAAAGAGGGGATGTTTACGATAAAATTTACGTTTACAGGTGGATAGAGCATAAATCAGTGTATAAGTTTTACAGAACATTAGGATATAGTGTAAGGCAAGTATATAATTATATCGATGAAATGAAGAAGAAACTATATCAAAATTAAGATTGCACAAAATTGCACAAAACTAGGCTTATAATGGTATCGTGGGAATAGAGAAAAAAACTCTATTTCCTTTTCTTCCTTTTAGGTCAGCCCCTTTTAACTACCCAAAGGGTAGTATTAAGAGTAATGCTACGTTACTTTTAATAGTGCCAAGAGGTTAGGAGGAAGCAAAGTAAAGTAGGTGATATAACGTGAATTTAGATAAATGTATTAAAATTTTATTAATGACTTTATCTCAGTCTTATAAAATTAAATTAGTAGAATTTACCATTGCTGAAAACGGGAGATTGAGTAAATCATTTAATGTTACTTGTAAAGAAATTAATACAAACAATAAAGCTGTTGTTAAAACTGAAAAATTTAGAAGTAAACGAGATTTGGTGAGTTGGTTAATGTGTCTAAAATAAAAAAAGATACTTCTAAAAAAAATAAAACTACTACAAAAAAACAATCACGTACAAGACTTACTGATATGCAAAAAAAGAAAATTATTGCTGATTTTGTTGAAACAAACAATTATAGTGAAACTGCTCGTCTAAACAATATTAGCGAAACTACAGTCAGAAGAATCTGTAAAGATGACGCTAATAACGAAATAACGAAAAAAGTCGAGGAAAAAAAGGAAGAGAATACTAATTCACTTCTTGATATGCTTTCTGGTACTAATAGCAAGAGATTACAAGCAATGTCTAAGTTAATAAACGCCATAGATGAAAAGGCGGAAAAAATAGATGCGTTTACTAATGTAAAGGATTTAGCAAGTGCCTTTGGAATATTAGTAGATAAAGAATTAAAATTTGCAGAAATGCAACATCTGAAAAGTGAAGAAAGCAGGCCAATAGTTTATTTACCAGCACGAAATATAGGAAAGGCATTTGTTGATTTATACAGAGATATAAAGGAGAGAAAGCACGACGATTATTGGCTAGAAGGTGGTCGTGGAAGTATTAAATCATCCTTTTGGTCTCAGATAGTTCCGGAAGAGTTAGAGAATAATCCTAATTGGTGTGCTATATGTATTCGTAAAGTAGCTAATACTTTGAAAGATAGCGTATATAGTCAGTTAGAGTGGGGAATGGATAATTTAAGTGAAACATTTCCTACTATAAACAAAAATTGGGTTAAAACTAAAAGTCCATTAGAAATGAGAAATAAAAAAACTGGGCAAGTGATTTATTTCAGAGGAGCTGATGATCCAGGCAAAATAAAATCAATAAAGCCCCCAAAGGGAATGTATATAGCACTTATAATATATGAAGAGTTTGACCAAATGACAGGTATGAATGAAGTCCGTAAGATAGACCAATCCGTTAAACGTGGTGGTAATGAATATCTTACGTTTAGAGTATATAATACACCAAAATCTAGTAGGCACTTTGTAAACATTGAAAAAAGGCAACCTAACCCTAAAAGACTAGTACACAAAAGTACCTATTTAGATGTACCTATTGACTGGCTAGGAAAGCCTTTTTTTGATGATGCAGAATTGTTAAAGAAAAATAATCCTACTGCTTATGCTAATGAATATCTAGGCGAGGAAACTGGTGATGGTGGAAATGTATTCGAAAATGTCGAAGTAAGGGATATAACAGATGAAGAAATAGAAAACTTTGATTACATATATATGGGATTAGACTTTGGTTGGTATCCTGATCCATTAGCGTGGACAAAAATGTGTTATCGTTCTAATACGTTAACTCTATATATATTTGATGAGTTTGTTATAAACAAAATGAGTAATAATGACGTGTGGAAACATTTACAAGAAGAGAAAAATGTAAAAAATGATGATTTAATTACTGCTGATAGTGCTGAACCAAAATCAATAGGTGATTTTCAAAATTACGGTGCTTTAATGAGAGGTGCGAAAAAAGGCCCTGATAGTGTTGATTACTCAATGAAGTGGTTATCAAGTTTAGCTAAGATAGTAATAGACCCTAAAAGGTGTCCTAAATGTGTTGAAGAATTTACTACTTATGAATATCCACAAGATAAGGACGGAAATTATATCACTGGTTATGTTGATAAAGATAACCATTGTATTGATAGTGTACGTTACGGACTTAATCCAATATGGAGAAAGAAAGGAGAATAGATATGTTTACTAATCTTTGGAATAAAATACTTGCATTATTTGGAAAAAGACAGGTATCTGATAATGTGATAATGCAAGCAAATGATACATTTACTTATGAATACGAAAAAGATAAAAATATTAATTTTACAGTTATATTTTCTAATAAATTAGCAAACATAGCAATTAGTGATAGCAATATTGATGTTTTAGGTGATAGTTTGAGAGCCGAAGAATTAAGAAAGATTATAAAGAAACTCCTTAAAAAATTAAAGAAAATTATTGCTAGGGAACTAGGCACAGGTGGAGTATTAGTTATTCCTTATGTAACTAATGGCAAAATTTATTTTAATATAGTTTCTCAAAATAGATTGTCAATAAACAAGAAAATAGGTGATGATATAGTTGATTGCACTATAATGGCAGAACATATTGTAAAAGACAGAGAACACTATTTCAGATGGACAGACTATACACTAAAAGGGGGCAATCTATATATTAAACATAGGGCAACCTTGGATGAAGAACCAATATTAATGACTGAAATTCCTGAATGGGCAAATATAGAAGATATGTCTATTACTAATGTCAATAAGATGCCATTTATGTATGTGAAAAGCCCTATTGATAGCAGAAAAGAGATAGATAGTTATGGAGTACCAATTACTTTTGGATGTGAGGAACAAATAAAAAGAATAATAAAAGACTTAGAACAAATAGATAGAGAATACGTACTAAAAGATGTCTTTGTTGGTGCTGATGTTACAATGTTCAAAGGTGAAAACGCATTACCTACAAATGGACTTTACAAAAAGATAAACTCTGGTGAAGATGATTTTTGGGAAGTGTTTGACCCAGCATTCAGAGATACTGCATTGTATAATAAATTAATGCAAGATTTTGCTTTGTTGGAAAAGGCAATAGGAACTAACAGAGGAATTTTAACAGACCCTTTATCTACATATCAAAATAAAGATGAAGCAAGAAGAGCTAATCAAGATACGTTTGCGATAGTAGATGACATTAGAAGTGGTTTAGAAGAAGGTATAGAAGACTTCTTATATGCTTGTGAAGTACTATTTAATTATTATGGTATGAATCCTACGGGTGAGTATGAATTAGCCTTTGATTGGTCTTATTCAATGCTTGAAGACAGTTCACAAGAGTTTAGTCAATTAATACAAGGTGTATCTAAGGGAGTAATTAGAAATGCTGAATTAAGACAATATTTAAAACCTAATGAAACCTTAGAAGAAGCCCAATCGGTAATTGATGAAATAAAAGAACAAAGTCCAAACACTAAGGATTTGCTAGGAGAATAAAATGTTAAGTGAAGAAGCATTAGAAAGACTATCCGAAAGGTTAGTTGATAGAGTTGAGGGTTTAAATGCTTTTATGATTAATAAATTAGGAACCCAACTAGTTAATGTAGGAAAATTTACACCAAGTCAAGTAAGGGAAGTATTACAATCTGTTAAATATGGTAATGATTTAGATGAAATAATGGTTAAAATAGCCGATGTTACAAATAAAAATGTAGAAGATATATATAGTATTTTTGAGGAGGTAGCAAAGTTAAATCAGGAATATGCAAAACAATTTTATGACTACAAGAAAGTTAATTTTATTCCCTTTGAAGAAAATACTGCTTTAAGAAATCAAGTGAAAAATATTGCTAAGGTAACCGCTAATGAGTATGTAAATATGAGTAAAACATTTGCTTATGCTATGTTTAATGAAAAGGGAATAAAAGAATACACGTCAATATCTGATATTTATCAAAAAATAACAGACGAGGCTATACTTGGTATTTCTCAAGGTAGAACTTCATACGAAATGGCCATAAAAAAAGCAATGAAAGATATGACTTCCAACGGACTTAGAGTAGTTAATTATGCTAGTGGATATTCAAGAAGAGCAGATAGTTCGATTAGATTAAATATAGCAGAAGGTATAAAAAGACTTAATAGAGAAGTTCAAGCAACATTTGGTAAAGAGTTTGGAGCAGATGGGGTAGAAATATCACACCATAAAAATGCAGCACCTGATCATATTGATACAGTTGACGGCAGACAGTTTAGTTTGAATGGAAATAAAACTGTTAACGGAGTAGAGTACGAAGATTATAATACCATTAATAACAATCTTGAAAGACACGTCGGAGACTTAAATTGTCAGCACTATCCAATACAAATAGTATTAGGTGTATCTGAACCACTTTTTTCTAAGGAGGAAATAGAGACCGATAAAAGAGCCAATATGAATGGTTTTGAGTTTGAGGGTAACCACTATACTAATTATGAGGGAACCCAACTACAAAGACAAATAGAAACCAAAATAAGACAATATAAGGATAGACAAATAGGTGCTAAGGCAATAAATGATGTTGATGAAGTATATCATTGTCAAGAAAAGATAAAACAATTAACCATTAAATATAATGACTTACATAAAGAAAGTGGATTACCTACTAAAATTGATAGATTGAAAGTAGATGGATATAGAAAAATAGGTGGTAATACTAGAAGTTATTATGAGAAAACTTTAATCGGTATAAGTAATAATGGATATACTATAAATGGAATAAGCGAGCATTTGCTCGATAGAAAAACATCGAGAAATATAAGAGTTGAAGATGTAAAAGATGCCTTTACAAATCCTTTGAAAACTGGTACAATAAAGACAGATGAACAAGGAAGAAAATCTTTACAATATATTGGTGAAAAATCTACAATTGCATTTAATCCGGAAACAGGAACGATTATCAGTGTATGGAAAACAAGTACAAAAAGAGTACAGAAATTAAAAGGTGATAAGTAATGAAAGATATAAAGGATAAATTAAATAAAAAAGAGTTAAATTTGCTTATAAAATTAAAATTAGATACTGTCGAAGATTTACTTGATTTAGAAGATGCCTTAGCAGACTATATTCAGTTGCGTTGTTTAACTAATAACGATGATTTAACCGATGAAGGTATTATTTGCGAAAGTATTTTAAATAAAATTGGAGAATTATAAAAGCACTCTATTTTCGAGTGTTTTTATTATGCTATCTTGTAGGTAGCATATCGAGTAAATAGTGAAGCCTTATAGGATTAACTAGCAGATTATATTAAGCCATTAGTCGTTTAGAATAACTACCGAGGTATGTTTTAACTAATCCCCTGATATAATCAAAAAGCGTATATGAAAAATGGGAGGCTAGTTGCACAACTATTATTTACTTGATATGGTGCTTATAAGCACTGTGTAACCAATACCTATATTACCTTAAAGGTAGTGTGTTGGTGATGTATCACCTTGTTGCGAGGTTTAAGTATATGCAACCAGTGGGAATTTACATCACCAGTACAGTATCGTTAAGATACTACAAGCCAGTAGAAATACTGGTTTTTTGGTCTATCTTAAAGACTTGAAAGAAAAGATAATATCTAAAAATCTAGGAGGACTACACCTCTGTAAAAAAGTGGAAGGAGATTGATATTATATGAAAGATTTTTTAGAGAAACTTGAAATTGGAGAAAACAAAGTAAAACTTAGTAAGGAGGAAATTAAATCTATTTTAACTGAACACGGTAAAACGGTAACAAGTGAAACCGATAAAATAAAAACAAGTTTAAATGGTGAAATAGAAACCTATAAAAATACTATTTCTAATTTAGAAAGTAAATTAGAAAATGTTCCAAATTCGGAAGAACTAGAATCTTTAAAAAAAGAAATAGCAGATATGAAAACTGCTGAAAAACAAAGAATTGCCGACCAAAAGGCAAAAGAAGAAGATGAAATACTTACCAATAACATTATTTCTGCTTTTGGAGATAAAAAGTTTACTAGTGATTATGTAAAAAATGGACTTATAAGTGATATTAAGTCAGAATTAAACAAAGTAGAAAATAAAGGGAAAGGTATAAAAGAAATCTTCGATAGTCTTACAAAAGACAAAACAGGCTTGTTTGAAAATCCAAATAAACCTGCGGATATGCCACCTATGGGAGATGGAAGTACATCTAGTCCTGATGATTTAGATGAAATGTCATTTGAAGAATACAAGGCTTGGCGTGAAAATAATTAAAGAAAGAGAGGAATAAATATGAACAAATTATTAACACCAAAAGTAATAGCTAACGAGGCATTGCTTGTGTTGACAAGTAATCTTACTATGGCTAATTTAGTACATAGAGATTATTCTAACGAATTTGTAAAAGTAGGAGATACAATTACAGTTCGTAAACCAGCCAAATTTGTGGCTAAAAACTTTATAGGAGAGGTAGAAGAACAAGATATAAGTGAGGGTTCAGTAGATGTTAAAATGGACAGGTACAGGGATGTTACAGTTAATGTAAGTTCTAAGGAAATGACTTTGGATATCAAAGATTTTTCTAAACAAGTTATTGAACCAGCATTAACTGCTATTGCTGAGGCCGTAGATATAGACTTACTTACAGTAGGTATAGAAAAAGCAGGTTCTAAGGTATCAGTATCTGCTAATCCAACTATATCAGATATTGCTAACGTTGCTAAGGCATTAGATAAAAAGAAAGCCCCAAGAGATAATAACAGAAACTTAGTTTTATCAGTAGATACATTGTATAAGTACAATACCTTAGATAACTTTGCAAAAGTTTGTTACAAAGGAGATAGTGAGGCTTTAAAAGAGGCTGAAATAGGTAAAGTATATACTATGAATTCATTTATGAGCCAAAATGCTCCTGAAAATGTATCTGCGACTGCTGGAACTGCAACTGCTTATAAGGTAACTTGTACTAAGGGTTCAACTCAGTTTACTATATCAGATGGTACTGCTAAGACAGGCACAATTAAGGCCGGAGATAAATTAATTGTTAATGGTTACTTATTTGAAGTTGCGGAAGACTTAACCTTAGCAGATGGTGCAGGAACATTAAAAGTAACTGAGAAAATACCATTTGTTATTACTACAGCAGTAAGTGCAGTAATTGTAAATAAGGCACATTCATTAGGCTTCCATAGAAACGGCTTAGCATTAGTAACTAGACAATTAGAGTTACCACAAGGTGCTGCTAAGAGTGCTATTGCTAGTGCAAATGGTTTAGCAGTTAGAGTAGTATTTGACTATGATAGTAAGACTAAGCAAGATAAAATATCATTTGATATTATCTATGGTATTAAAGAATTAGATAGCGATTTGTTAGTAGACTTCGCATAGTAAAGGAGGGCATTATGGATTTTCAAAACCGATATCTAACTTATGAAGAATACAAAAAGTTAGGGGGCAATCTTCCACAAATGCCCTTTAACTTATTAGAATATCAAGCAGAAAAGAAAATTGATATGCAAACATTTAATCGTTTTCGTAATATTACAAATTATCCCTTAGAATTAAAAATGTGTATAAATACGTTGATAACTGAATTAAAAAAATACAATGAAAGTGGTAATAAATCTAGTGAAACTATTGGAAGTTATTCAGTCACCTATGATAAACCATTAACAAATGAAAAAAAACAGACTTTGGAAGAAATTATAAAAGAATATTTGTTAACAACTAAAATAAATGGTATTTTTGTGTTATATTGTGGAGCAGATGAAAATGACAACTAATACTAGTATGACTATGTATCATAAGAGATTTAATAAAAACACTAGATTAGATGAGTGGGATAGATATCCAATAGAAAATGTAATGTGGCAAGGTGGTAAAGGTGCAAGTATAAACAAAGGTTATGATAAAGCCAATGATATTAACGTATATATACCTTACAATGTAAATGAAGGACTTGAAAAGGTCCCTTTTTCTATTGGGGATATTATTGTAAAAGGTAACATTGAAGAGAAAATAACGAAACAAAGTGACTTAAATGTGGATAATTATAATATTACAACTTTAATTAATAATGATTATGGTAGTGATGAAATGAAACACATTCAGATAGGTGCTAAATAATGAGCGTATATTTTAATCCTACAAGTACTATTAAAGTAAGATTAGGCATTCAAAATGGTGGACCTGCTCAAAGTTTTTTAACTAATACTTGTTTTAAAAAAATGACTAAATTTGTACCAGGAGGAACGAGGAGTCAATTAAATCAAGAGGTTGATATACGAACTGATAAAATTATATATCTTAGTCCTTCCGCACATTATTTATTTAATGGTAATTTGTATGTAGACCCTAAAACAAAAAAAGGAGCATTTCATAGTCTAGATTATGGTTTTTGGAGTAGACCCGGAGAAACAAAAATTAATTCTGGAAAAAAGATAGTTTATCACACAGTAGGAACGGGTGCTCATTGGGATAAGCTTATGTGGACTTCACAAGGCGATAAGGTTGTTAAAGAAGTACAAAGATATATAGATAGAGGGTGTAAATAATGATTGAGAAAATAAGACAGTATTTAATAGATATTGATGTAATTGATGATAATTGTAGAATTAATGTTGATTTTTTAGGTGAAGAACCAACAGAGTTTGCAATAGTTCCCATTGCGGTAGACCCTATCATTGAAAGATGGATAACCGGTCAAAGTATTAGGCAATATCAATTTGAACTAATAAGTTGTAACGATTATGGGGCAGATGTTATGCAAAATATGGCTAATAGTAGATTTTATGAAGAATTATACGATTTAATAGAAAAAAATAACAAAGAAAGCACTTTACCTGATATTGAGGGAATACAGAAAATTGAATGCCTGAATAATGGTGCAATACTTGACGCTAATACAAATACTGCAAGATATTCTATACAAATGAAAATAACCTATTTTAAAAATTAAGAAAGGAAAAGGTGATTATATATGGGATTAGTTCCAACAGGAATAGAAAAAGTAGACAGAAGTCAGTGGCTTGTGTATATAGATACTACTCCAACAAGTGAAACTTCAACTTGGGCAGTTTTGGGAGTTGGAATTACAGAGTTTGCAACTGCATATAATCCTTCTGTTGACAGTGAGAAATGGATTATTGAACAAACTGCTCGTCACGATCATTCAAGTAATGAGAAACAAGGTTCCGTAAGTCAAAAGATATATAAGGGTGACCCTTGTTTTGAGTTTGCTCATAAAGGTTGTGATAAATTAAATTATAAAACAAAAATATTGGAGATAGATAGATGGAATGGTACTTCTGACTCAAAATTTCCAGCCAAATTAAGTGACGGTTTAATTGTCGTCACTCAAAAAGGTGGGGAAAATGCCGTTCTTGAATACGATTTGTATTTTGAAGGTGATCCTACCAATGGAACAGTAACGTATACTGGTGATGTACCAACATTTACAGCAGGAAGTTAAATAAAGGGTTGGGTATATTTGCTCAACCCTTTATTTTTTTATAGAAAGAGAGGAATTAAGTATGACAGACAATACTAGTTTAAAAAGAGATAATATATACAGAGTGTTTATTTACACGGAAGAGATAAAAGACGACAAAGGAAATATTTTAGTCGAAAGTAAACCTACTGGTGAATATTTGGAATTTGATTTAGAGGATATAGAGCTACCTTTAAGATACCAAGAATTGCTAATCAAGGCAAAAAAGAGTAGAGAAAAAATTAAAAATCAATTTACCATTATTGAAAAGAAACAAGATCATAAAGGTAAAAAACTAATGAGTTCTAACGAAGAGGCAAAAATAAAAGCTCTTAATGAATTTTATCGAGAACAAGTAGAAATATACAATATGTTCTTGGGAGAAAATGGCGTTCAAAAACTTTTAAATGGAAGAAAGTTGAGATGGACAACTCTAAAAGAAATAGATGAATTAATTGAAAAACAAATAACACCTAAATTAGATATAACAATGAAAAACATTACAAATAAAATAAAAGGCAAGTATTCTGATAAAAAGGAGAATATCCTTGAATAATCCGGAATATGTCAAAATAGGTAATAAGAAGTATAAACTTAACACTGATTTTAGGGTCGCAATAGCGTGCAATAAAATAGCCCAAGATAGCACCATAGGAGATACTGAAAGAGCCTTGGCAATTATTTATAAATTGTATGGAGACAAGGGATTAGCGGACCTAAACAATGCAGAAAAACTTTTAGAGTTAGGTATTAAATACTTATTATTAGGTAATGAAACATCAGTAAAAAAATATCCCGAAGAACTAGATATGGATTTTAACGAAGATATGGATTATATAGAAACTAGTTTTATGTCTGACTATAGAATAGACCTTCCCACTACAAATATGCACTGGTGGAAGTTTTTTAACCTGATAAATGGTTTGTCAAATAGTGAATTAGGCAACTGTTGCGTATTAAATAGAATAAGAAATCTAAGGACATTCGATGTTTCTAAAATAAAAGATAGCAAAGAACGTGAAAGAATATTAAAAGCAAAAGAAGAAGTGGCTTTAAAGGTAAATAAAAAAGAAAATAAACTTACTAAGGAACAAGAAGAGAGTATGCGTCGATTAAATGAAATAATTGGATTATAACAGGAGGTGATAAATAATGGACGGTAAAGTAGTAATAGGGACTGAGTTTGAAACAAAGGAATTTGACGCTCAAATAAAAGAAGCAGAGGCTAAACTAGAATTGTTAGAGAAATCTGCTGACGAAAGCACTTTACCTGAGCAATTTAAACGTAGTGCGGACGAAAGTAGAAAATTAAATGCAGAAATAGAAAAAACTAAAAATAAGATAAAGGATCTTAAAGATAAACGAGATAAAATTAATCCCCTAGATCCAACTCCAGTAGAAATATTAAAAGGTAAGATTGATAGTTTAAATAATGGTTTGTCTACAACTGTTAGTAAGGTTGGAAAATGGGCTTTGGGTATTCTAGCAATAGAAAGTGCTTATGGAGCAGTAAGAAGTGCAATGGGGGCATTAACTCAATACGATGACCAAATGTCTGCTAATATTTCTTATATTCAATATGCTTTAGCAAGTGTATTAAAACCAGTAATAGAAACTATACTTAATCTAGTTGTCAAATTACTTCAATATATTAACTATATTGCCAAGGCTTGGACAGGTAAGGAATTATTTTCTAGTGCTTCGGCATTCAAAAGTATGGTTGATAGTTCTAATAAAACCGCAAAAAAAGCCAAAGAAATAAAAAACACGTTAGCAGGATTTGATGAAATGAATGTTTTAAGTGATAACAGTAGTAAAGATAATTATGATACTAGTAGTGGCGGTGTTTTGCCTTCAATTGATTTAAACAGTATGGAGGGAGAAGTACCGGCTTGGCTTCAATGGATTGCCGACAATAAAGATACGGTATTAGGTTTTTTTCAACAATTAGTAATTATACTTGGAATACTAGGCCTTGCTAAATTGTTTTCTGATTTGGTAGGTATAGGAACTGCTTTGAGTGGTTTATGGGGAATATTAAAGCCTGTTGTTGATTTTGTTGGTAAAAATGCCAAAATGATAGGTGGCGTAGTCGCTATAGTTGGTGGATTAATTTTAATCATAGATGGGGTGGTAAATTATTTAAAGGATCCTACTTGGGAAAATTTTTCTAAAATATTAGCTGGTATTATTGTTTTGGTAACGGGAGTAGCCATTTTATTTGGTGGTATACCTGCCTTGGTAACGGCAATTATAGCCATAGTAGCTGCCTTAGGATTAGCTATATATAAACATTGGGATGAAATAAAAGGAGTAATTGGTGGTGTAGCGTCGTGGATAAACGATAATATTATAAAACCGGTAGTGTCTTTTTTTTCCAGTCTATGGAATGGCATAATAAATGGTGTTTTAAATGCTGTCGGAACAGTTAAAAATGTCTTTTGGTCAGTTGTTGGGTTCTTTGGAAATATTATAAACAAAATATTAAATTTTTTTAGAAGTGTTGGTGTGACTGTAGGTAATGTTATTGGTAGTGCTTTTAAAGGTGTTGTTAATGGAGTTTTAAGGGCAATAGAAAATATATTAAATTTTCCCATTAGGTCAATAAACAGATTAATTAATGTTATCAACAAAGTGCCCGGTATAAATTTAGGAACCCTTAGTACGTTTAGTCTTCCAAGGCTTGCAAAAGGTGGTATTATTAATCAGCCTGGACGGGGTGTTCCAATAGGAAGTGCAATAGCAGGTGAAAGAGGACAAGAAGGTGTTATACCTCTTACAGATAGCCAACAAATGGAACTTTTAGGCCAAGCAATAGGCAAATATATTACATTAAATGCAACGGTTCCTGTTTATGTTGGTAATAGACAAATTGCAAGAGAAATAAGAAAGATAAATGCAGATAGTGATTTTGCTTTTAATAGGTAGGTGATAGACAATGTTTATAAGTAAAGACAGTTTAATAGTTAATGGTATAAATCTAGGTACCTATATTACGCAGGCTGAGTATGGATATAATAAATTATGGAGTAGTGACAGTGGAAGAAATTTAGCGGGTACGCAAACAGGAACTTTAATAGGAATATTTCCTAAAATAACTGTACAATTTAGAAAATTATCTCAATCAGAGTTAGAAAAAATAGTTCCAATTATAGATAGTGCTAGACAACAAGTTACTTATTATGATCCATTTAAAAAAGCAACTATAACTATGGCAACCTATACAGGTGATTATAAAATAGTAAATAAATATATTCAGAAAAACGAAAGTTTTAGTATCTCATTTATCTCAACTAGGAGGAGGTCATAATGAAAGTACATACTTCTAAATATAAAGATACCATAAAAACAATGGGGCGTGAAATAGATAGTCAAATCACTTATATAAAAGATGGTTTGACTACTATCCTTACTAGTGAGGAGATAAATAGCATTACATTATCGTATGAAGGTGCAATACTTAAATCTGTAATGAAAAAATTAGATATTGATATTAATTATGATATTCCGAAAGGAACAGAAATCAATTATAAATTTGGCGTAAAAGTAAATGGAACCTATGAGTATCTCAATTTTGGAAATTATATAGTGTTTTCTAGTGAAAAACAAGAGGATAGTGGCTCGTATAAAATAGTTTGTTATGATAGAATGCTTAACGCAATGATCCTTAATGCTGATTTAGGTATAACATATCCAATAACTATTAAAAACTAATATTTGCTAATTCTGATAAGGTTATTGATAAGGAACTTTATTTAGGCTTAGATTATACATTTAGAGATATATTAGATGAACTAGCACAAGTAACAGCAAGTACAATATGTATAGATGATGAAGATAGATTAGAAATAAGATATATTTCTAATACATCAGTTGATACGATAGATGAAGAGTATTTAAAAGATGTGAATGTTAATTTTGGACAAAAATATGGACCTATTAATTCAATTGTTCTTAGTAGAGGAGAAGCAGATAATGTTTATCTTAAAGATGAACAATCGGTTAATGATAATGGTTTATGTGAAGTAAAGATAAAAGATAATCAAATAATGAACTGGAATGATAGGAGTAATTATCTTCCAGATATTTTAGACAAATTAGGTGGATTAACTTATTATTTAAATGATTTTGCAAGTACTGGTATAACATATTTAGAATTATGTGATAGATATAAGGTGTCTATTGATAATAAAGAGTATTCTTGTGTAATGCTTAATGATGAAATAAATATTACACAGGGTTTAGTAGAAAATGTTTATGCTGAAATGCCGGAAGAGACTAAAACAGATTATACTAAAGCTGATAAAACGGATAGAAAGATAAATCAAGTTTCAATTATTGTGGATAAGCAACAACAGGAAATACAAGCATTGTCAAAGAAGGTACAAGATGTATCCAATACTATTATAGGAACAGGATTAATAACTTTAACAGAGTGTAATGAAACACCTTTATATAGATTAGTTATTACAGGAGATGACAGTTTGACTTTTCCTAGTAAGAAGACTTTTCCTAGTAGTACAACTTATTTAAAAACATCTTTATTATACTTAAATAAAGGAACAAATTATGAGAAAGTATACGATTTAAAAATACCTGCTCTAAGAAAATTTGGAAATGTTAGTGATGAATATATACTTGAAAAAGAACAGGCAAAATTAATTAGGAGAATAGGTCTTAATTCTAATTTGGAAAAATATATACTTGAAAAAGAAATAGTGACAGATTTAGGAAAAATAAGTATAGAACTAGAAGAGGGAGATAATACATTAATAATTCCCAGTTTTTCTAATTTTAAATTGGAGGCAACATATTTATTAAAAAATGATTATACAGATATATTTGCTACAACAGCTTATGTTGATAACGAGATAACCATTAATAGTGATAATGTATTATTACAAAGCAAATCATACACAGATACTGCTACCAAGGGAGACGCATTAATTTCTAAGATTAACTTAGACAGCACTGGTAATGTAAAAATAGAGGCGAGTAAATCAATTGATATGAGTGGTACGACCATTAATATGACGGCTGATAATGTCAAAATACAGGGAAAAAATTTGGACATTAGTTCAGATGGAATAATAAAATTAATTGACAATTCTGCAGAGGCAACGCAAAGTTCTATTGAGAAAAAAAGTTCTTATAGAATAAGCAGTGAACATACCGAAATTTATGAAGGCAAAAATGCAACATTAATTGAAAATCATACTATTTATGCCGATGGAAGAAAGGTTGAATATGAGAATAACAATCAGATAACAGGAAGTACGGGCTATGGTCATTACTATGGAGGAATTGAAGAGCAATTGTATAGATATCCAAGGACTACTTGGTATGTAAAATCCGATGTTGGAACATTACAGACGATTATTTCTAATAGTAGCATTTCTATGCTTACGAGTGAAAATGGAGTAACAGAAACACAGTTTAATGTTAATGCTGGAGTAGTAACTTGCGTTTCTTTAATACAAACTTCATTAAAAGAAAATAAAAAAAATTTTGAGAAATATAATAATGCACTTGAAGAGATAAAGAAAATTGACATATATAAATATTCTTTAAAAAATGAAGCGGTTGGAACAAAAAAACACTTAGGATTTGTAATTGGTAATGAGTTTAACTATTCACAACTTATTACAGATAATTCTAATAGAGGAGTTGATAATTACGCTTTTACATCATTGTGTTTACAAGCAATTAAAGAACAACAAATTATAATAGAGAAATTAAATAAAAAAATAGAACAAATGGAAGAAAGGATGATCAAAAATGGCATATAGTCCTAAAGATTGGAAAAATTTACCTGATGAAACAACACCTATTGAAGCAGAAGATATGAACAGAATTGAACAAAAGATAAAAGAATTAGATGAAAAATCTGAAACTGTATTAACATTTGTTGTTGATACAGAGAGCGAATAAGAAAGGAGTTAAAAATATGAATATACATTTAACAAATGTAAGGGGGGGGGGGGGGTTGCTTTTAGCAATTCTTCGCTTTAACAAGGAAATAACGGTAGGTGATTATATTGGCTAAGGTTACAGGTATGCTATATACCGCTAATGGTGATATTTTTTATCCAAGACCTTATTATCGAATTGGAGATTTTTTGGAAAGTACAAATCCAAATAATCCTGCTGATGATGGCTATATTGGAACTTGGGAATTGTATGGTAAGGGTAGAGTGACTGTATGCATAGATACTAACGATTCAGATTTTAATACAGTTGGTAAAACAACAGGAGAAAAAAAACACACATTAACAATTGCAGAAATGCCAAATCACACACATACATATCCTGCAAAATATGGTACAACGCAACCCCAAAAAAGTGTTTTAACTTGGGAACTTAATTGTAATGACTACAATAATTATGAAGTGTCTAAAACTGGTGAGAATGAACCTCACAACAATTTACAACCAAGTATAGTTGTCTATCGTTGGAGAAGAATAGCTTAGAGCTATTATTATGAATAAAATAAAAGTAAATTTAGGAAATAATTTAATATTGAAAAGTGAAAATATAGAATATGAAAACAATACATTAAAATTGTTTAATGATGGCAAAATTGGCAATCCAGCTAATTTAAGCACTACATCTAAGAATGTGGTGGGTGCAATTAATGAATTAGATGAGAGAAATACATATTCAATACCAGAAAATGTTGTTGGAAAATGGATAAACGGAGAAAAAGTTTATAGAAAAATTATACAAATTACAATGTCAAACATAGCAACAACAAATACTTATCAATTAGGTATTAAAAACTTAAAAACAATAACAAAAATATATGGGATAATACAAACTCCTTCTAATAATACAAGACCATTGCCATTCGTCGACAGTAATATTGATAATACTATTAGACTTGATGTCAACAACGGAGTAGAATTAAGAGTTATCCAATATGCGAGTTGGGCTAACTACAGCGGTTATGTAATATTGGAATACACAAAAACGATTGATTAAAGAGAAAGGAGAATATAATGGAAAATATCACCCTTGGACAAGTCTTTGAAACAACAAAATTCATAGTAGAATTTGTCGGTATAGTAGGTACTGTTCTTATTGGTTTTAAGAAAGTAATGAGCAAACAGTTAGCACCTATTAATGAAAAGATAGAGAAAATAGATGAAAATCAATGCCGAAACTTTCTAGTAGACTTTTTAGCAGATTTAGAAAATGGTATAAAAAAAGATGATGTCCAAATAAAACGTGCTTATGAAGTTTATGAGCACTACACCAATGACTTACACAAAAATAGTTACATCCACGACAAATGGGAAAAGCAAAGAGAGAGAGGTAATATATAATGAAAATGAGTAATAAAGTATACGACAAGTTAAAATATAGTTTATTTATATTTATACCTGCACTAATAACATTAATAGGAACACTAGGCAAAATATATAAGTTTGATACAGAAACTATTATATTAACGATAAGTGCATTAACTACATTCGTAGGAGCCATAACTGGTTTATCAAGCATAAATTATAATAATAATAAGAAAGAGGGTAATTAATAATGGAAGAATTAAATCTAACAAAAGAAATGATTGAAGAGTTAAGCAATGGAAAGGGTGATGAAAATGATTAAGTCATCATTAGCACAGGCAATCTATCCTGCTTATCAAGGAAACTATACAGTAGGAAGAAGTGGAAGAAAGATAGAGGCTATTACTATACATCACATGGCCGGAAGATTGTCTGCTAAACAATGTGGAAGTATATTTCAAACTGTTGGTAGATGTGGATCAAGTCATTATGGGGTAGGTGTAGGAGGAGAAATTGCTTGTTATGTAGGTGAAGAAAATACAGCGTGGACTAATTCAAATTGGGATAGTAATTGCAAAAGTGTTACTATTGAGACATCGGATAATGATAGCACTTGGTATGTCAATGACACAACATTAAATAGTCTTATTAAACTAGTTGCAGATATTGCAAGAAGAAATAGTCTAGGTATTTTAGTTAAAGGAAAGAATGTTACATGGCATAGTATGTTTGCTAGTACCGATTGTCCAGGATGGTATTTGCTAGAAAAAATGGACTATATAATTGCAGAGGCTAATAAGATAAATATGGGGACTTCTTCATCTGAACCTAATTATACAGGAACTATTACATACCAAGCATATACCAATAAATGGCTTCCAGCGGTAAGAAAATGTGATAATACCGCTAATGGTTTTGCTGGGATAGGCAATGAACCAATTACGGCATTTAGATGTAAACCTGTTTACGGTGAGATTATATACGAGGCTCATAAACTAGGCGGTGGATGGTATGGTGCAGTTAATAGTAGAGATTATAACAGTAATTCAATCAATTCTTATGCAGGAATACCAAGCCAAGCAATTGACTTAATTAGAATTAAATCTACAAGGGGGTACGTAGATTATCGTGTAAAGACACGTGAAGATGGCTGGCTACCTTGGGTTAGAGGCTTTGGAGATAAATACTACGAATACGCAGGTATAGTTGGACACGCTATTATAGGTATACAAATGAAATAAGAAAAGGGCAGGCTTTTTATTGCTTGTCCTCTTTTTTTAGTATATCTTTTTTTAATGCTTCAATAGATAGTCTTACAAAAGTTGAAGCATTAATGTTTTTTTCTTTTAGTAAATCATCAAGTCCTTCCTTTTCTTCTTTTTTTAGATATACTTTGAACTGCTTATAATTGTCTTTC